TGTTTGACCCCAGGTGAGATGTGGAGACGCACACGCTATGTGCTCAGGCGCGGTAAGGACGCCTGCGCGTGTGCGCTGTACTCCGTACCCCGGAGGGGTACGGGTACCACATGCCCCCGCGCGGCCCGCGACCCGCGATTACCTAAACCCCGCGTCTGAAAAAATTCTTTATTCGCAGGGATCGGTTGGGCGGTAGGGGGGCTGGATGATACGGATCTCGGAGTCGGCGGCTTTATTGTGGCCGGTGTGGAAGGGAGCCCAGCGGCGGGAGCGGCGAGCGAAGGGCATCTGGCTGGAGTAATCGCAGCGAGGGCAAGCTGGTCCGGTGAAGTAGGTCTTGCAGCGCATGCATTTCTGCGTTCGGGCCATAGACGGCGCGCGACCTCGGCCAAGCCGATGCTTGTAAAAAAACGATCGTTTAGTCAAGAGTTTTACCGGCATGTGGCTCAAATTGGTATAGGGTGTTACGCTCGCGTGCAGCGTGGACGGGACATAGGCGGGTGGCTGAGGCCCTGCGACCGCAGCGTGCTGGAGCGCGGCGCGGGGAGAAGCTGGCGGGAGAGACGGTACAGGTCCAATCGGATTTGATAGCCGTTCGGCCTGAGCAATCGGCGTACATGCCATATGGGGTGGCGCGGCAGTTGATGGAGTATCGCGGGCGGGAGGTACTCCTGGCGGGGCCGGCGGGGACGGGGAAGTCCAGGGCGGCCTTGGAGAAGCTCTCCTTTGTGGCGTACCACGTACCGGTGCGGGCGGCGATTGTGCGGAAGGTGCGGAAGAGTCTGACGCAGGCGGCACTCGTGACGTACGAGAAGAAGGTATTGCCGGAGCCGAGTGGAGTGCGGTTCTGGACTGAGGATCAGGAGTATCGGTATCCGAATGGAGCGGTGATTGCCCTGGCGGGGCTGGATGATCCTGAGAAAGTCAAGTCAACGGAGTTCGATCTGATCTATGTCCAAGAGGCAACGGAACTCGATCAGTTGGACTGGGAACTCCTCGTGTCCCGTTTGCGAAACGGCGTGCTTAGCTACCAGCAGATTATCGCTGACTGCAACCCAGCCGACCCCTACCACTGGCTCAAGCAACGCTGTGACCGTGGTGAGTGCTTGCTGCTCGATACCCGACATGAAGATAACCCACTCCTGTATGACCATGCCAACTCCGAGTACACCGACTTCGGACTCCAGTACCTGAAGACGCTGGATACGCTGACTGGATTTCTGTACCAGCGCTTGCGGTTGGGGCAGTGGGTGGCGGCAGATGGCATGTTCTTTACGGAGTGGAATCCCCAGGTGCATGTGGTGGAGCCATTTGATATTCCGGATCATTGGCCCCGCTGGACCTCCACGGATTATGGCTTTGCGGCGCCCTGGTGTACGTTGTGGTTTGCACGAGATCCGGAAGGTGAGCGCCCTATTTATGTATACAGGGAGCGCTATCAATCTGGACTCCGCGACGAAGAGCAAGCGGAGTTGATACGCAGTGCGTCGGAGGACGAGCGGATTATTGCCAATGTGCTGGACCCTTCCATGTTCAATGCGCGCACCGAGCAGAACCGCCCGAGCATTGCATCGGTGTACGCACACTCCGGCATTGACAACATTGTTCCAGGGTTCAATAACCGCCGCACCGGGTGGGCAATTGTGCGGCGCGCGATGGCGACTCCAGATCCGCGACTGCATTTGTTCGCACGTCACTGCCCGAATCTGGAACGCACCCTGCCGGCGATGGTGCATGATCCGCTGGATCCCGAGGATGTAGCCGACAAGCTGCGCGGCACCAAGACCGAGGACCACGCCCCCGACGCCCTCAGGTATGGGCTGGTGGCCGAGGCCGGCCAGGCCCAGGACGAAGAGGTGCAGGAGGTGACCTGGGGATGAGCATGAACGTGCCGACGTTCGTGCCGCCGGTGCTCGCCGTGGGCCAGACCGACAGGGATAACGGTCGGCAGGGGCTGACCAGCGGGCTGCATACCCACAAGGGGCTACTCGATGCCAACTCGCTGCGCGCCACGGGCATCCTCATGCCGCAGAGCGGCAGGGGCTTGGAGGTCATCTACAACCTCAACCCCGACCCAGGCCAGGGCAGCCTCCAGTGCTTCGACCGTGACAACTCGTCCTGGCTGGACCTGAACATCTTCGGCCGCAACATCAACATCGCGCCGCAGTCGGGTGGCAAGGTCACACTGCCCGCAGGCACGGCGCAGAACCTCATCGGTGAGTACTTCGCCGCCCCAGCCTGGTCACTGCCACAGACCAATGCGTGGCTAGAAACCCCGCTACAGGTCACCGGCCCCTTCAGCGGCAAGCGCACCCGCCTCGACTGGCGAGTCACCCTGAACGTGACCGCTCTCTGCACCGTCTTCAGTGGCATTGGCATCGATGGCACGATACAGTGGACCCTCGGCCTGCACACCTTCCAGGCCAACGAATACGCCACCCTCTGCGGCACGATGTACACCGCCCCCTCCGCTGCCACCCACCGCATCGGGGTATTCCTCAACGCCAACATCAATGGGGTATCGCTAACCACTTCGGCGTACCAGATCCTGACAGTGACGGAGCAAGTCGCATGAACAGGAGCAAGCGACCGTGAGCATGACCTCGGCACCGCCCTCGGGCTGGTTCAAAAACCCCAGCCAATCCGCCCAGGACGCCATGGAGCGCGGCACCCTCGAGCTTGCCCAGGATTTGCAAAGGCAGTTCGCTGACAGAGATCAACTCTACCGCGATATCGACGCCGTGCTGTTCGGTGAGCTACCCGTGGATATCCCCGACGCCTACAAGAAAACCGCCATCGAGGTGAGGAGTCCGCTGGCAATCCACATCGCCACCACCGTCACCGCAGCTCTCTCGGTCAACCCCATGACGACGGTCTTTAAACCAATTGGCTTCGGTGACACCTACCAGCAGAACTCGACCCTCCGCGAGAAATTCTTCGAAGCAAGCTGGACCCGCCAGGAGCAGGAGTCGCGCAGGCAGTTACTCCGCTTGTTTATGTGGAGCCTGGCCGTCAAAGGCGAAGGCGTCATCAAGACGGTGGAGCGGAGTAGAGCAGCCTGGAGTGCGTACGACGAAAAAAGCGCAACACTCCAGAAGTTACTGGATGAGCAAAAGGACTACGACCAGCAGGCGCGCGATTTGATGTACGACAAACAAACCGAGCAATACAAGCTGCAATTGCCGTATCCCATCGCATCCACCGACGTTCCTCCAGAAACGTTTTATTACACCAAGAACGAAAATGGATTTACGAGCGTTGTCGAAATAAAGGAACTCCCCTACATGGATGCACTGGAGCGCTTCGGTGCGGGACTGGACTCCAGCGGCAATGTGGTGGACCCCCAGACATGGAGTGGCATGGACGTGCGCGCCGCCGAGCTTGCGCGAGCGGAGTGGGTGCATATGATGCACGGCGGTCACTCCAGCTACGCCGGTGGACACGGCGAGCAGACGCTGCGCTGCATCGAGGCCTGGGACTACCAGACCCAGGTCATCCTGCTCTCCGGTCCGGGTCAGCGCAACAAGGGGAATGGCAGCCTGGGCGAGGGCACCCTGTGCCGCGTGCTGCGCCACTCCTACGGCGACCCGGTGCTCAAGACGCTCAAAGGCCCGTACTTCCACGCCCTCGGCATCACCACCGCCTCGCGCCTGCCCGAGCACGCCGGGCTCTCCATCCTGTTCGGTTTTCTGCGGCTGTTCCCCTTGCTGGACTCGCTGCTCACCATGCAGGGCAACGCCGCGTACATGACCGGCTTCCCAGCCTTCAAGAAGACCACCCCGCCGGGCGTGCTGCCTGGCCTGCCCGCCATGCCCTACGGCACCGACGGCCGCGAGCAGAACACCCGCGCCCAGCAGATCGAACCAGGCAAACTCTTTCCTTTTGATGTCGCGCCAATCGACCAGCCCAGGAGTGGCGTCGATGCCGACAAGCTGATCGGCTCCATCAAAGACATGCTGGAGTGGGCGTTACCGAGCGTAGTTCAGGGCATGGTCGGGCAGGACCAGTCAGGCTATGCCTTGAATCAAGCCGCTTACCTCGCCCGACTGGGCTGGGACCCGATCGTCAGCAATGCCGAGGTCGCCCTCGGTGAGCGGATCGGGTTCGAGTCCTGGCTCATCGAAAACCGTATCGGGGAGAAGGTCTACGCCTGGGGCGAGCAGGAAGCCAAAAAGGGCAAGAAGCTGATCGGCGGCATGACCAAGGCCACCTGGCTAGGCATCGGCCCCGACGAGTTGAACGGCGTGCATCGGTACGAGTGCAAGCTGGCGCCCTCGACGCCCAGCAACGAGATCATCGAAACCCGCGCCATTGGCGAGAAGATGCAACTCAAGCTGATCACGTACGAGGATGCCGTCGAACGGGCTGGTGCCAATCCCGACGAGGTAGAGAAGTCCTGGCTCCTGCACGATCTCAAGAATAGCCAGGAGATCCAGCAGGAACTCAAGAACCAGATCTTCCAGAAGATCGCTACGATCAACTCGACGCGCATGGCGCAGGCGGGCCTTACGCCAAACGCGCTCACCGGCGCGCCGGCCAGCGCTCCTCCAGGCGCACCTCCACCCGGTCCTCCAGGGGCCGGGCCTGGTCTGCCAGGCGGAACGCCCGGCGCACCGCCGACGGGTGGCCCTGGTGGCATGCCGCCCAACCCGGTGCCTTCCCCAGGCCAGGGGTTGCCCGTCGCTCCACCACCCCCAGGTGGCGGCGGCCCAGGTGGCATGCCACCGGGTGGTATCCCCGGTAATCCCGTGGTGCCCATGCCGCGTGGCCCGATGCCTGGATAGCTGGATAAGTGGATAAGTGGATAAGAAATGCCTGGTACCTCGAACCCCCTCGACGACATCGCTACCGACCTGGCGCTCTGGATCGACCAGATCAGTACGGAGGTCGCGCTCGCCTTTGCGCCCAACCGCGCCCCGTTCTCGGTAGACCTGAGCGAGGAGCAGAAGCTCCAGTACTACCGCGACAAGATGTTCAACCCGGACGGCACCCCCAACGTCCAGGGCCGCGAGCAGGAGTTCCAGCGCCTCGGCGTGACCGGCTTCAGCATGGTCTACAAGACCGTGGTCAAGGCGTACCCGAATCTGCGGATTCCGACTCCAGAGCCGCTCGCAGTACCCGAGCAGTGGCCTCACGAGGCGCCTCCAGGGCCTCCACCCGCGCCAGGACCACCTCCAGGCGGGCCGCCAGGTCCTCCACCCGGCTTACCGCCAGGTGCAGCCGCCGTAGGTCCACCGAGGCCTGGTCCGGCCATGCCCGTTCCGCCACGCCCACCCATTCTGCCACCAGGGAGGTAACTGCTAGATGGACCCCAACGACCCGTACGGCCTGTACGCCAATCTGAGCCAGTCGGCCGACATCCGCGCCTGGGCGCAGCAGGCCGCTCAGCAGAAGTACTGGGAGGCCCAGGCACAGGGCAGCACCAGCAGCCAGGCCCTGGACGCCGCCAAGTTCGCCTGGCAGCAGACCATGGACACCGCTTCCCAGACGGGCAAGTTCAACGGCCAGTGGAACAACCCCCAGGAGCAGTGGTTCACCACCAACTTCGGTCAGTGGTACGGCGAGGGCGGCGCACCGGGCGTCGGCGCCCAGACCATGGCGAAGCAGCAACAGGACTACGCCCAGTCGCTGGGCATGAGCAACGCCTTCGGCCAGTACTACGCCCCAGGCACCGCCCCCGACCAGGGCGCCTGGACGCTCGATCAGCAGAAGCAGGCGATGCAGAATGCCCAGAACGCGGCCCAGTTGACGGGCTGGTACACCGCGCCCGCGCTCACCTCGCAGCAGTACATCCCGGCGCGCGCCAATCAACTGGTGCAGCAGGCGATGGCCGGCGGTGGCGGCATGGACTACAACCAGGCCATCGCCACCGCCCAGAGCGAGTGGGGGTCGGGCGCCGCCCAGACCGGCGCCGTGGCGGGCGGCATGCCACAGGGCATGGGCACCACCCAGACCCTCGCCGGCCAGCAGCAGCAGTGGCAGCAGGCCTATCAGCAGCAGGTGTTCCAGGCGCAACAGGCGCAGCTACAGCAGCAGAACGCCCAGAACTACTTGCAGATGCTCAGCAACCTGCGCGGCCCGGCCGACTGGGCCAAGTACCAGCAGGTGCTCGGCTCCACCCCGCAGGGCATGCGCGACCTGTACGCCGCCGCGATGGGCCAGTACACCCCCGGCGGCGGCGCCACCACCGGCCAAGCACCCCAGGCCGCCAACCTGAACACCATGCAGCAGCAGATCGCGGGCAACCCCGGCCAGGCCACCGCCACCCAGAGCCAGTACGGCTGGAACGGCCAGGGCAACGCGACGCAGTCGAATCAGGTGTGGGGCAGCGGCATCGGCACAGGCAGCGGCCAGGGCACCGGCGACCAGGCCGTCCAGGCCACCGGCAACGGCACCAACATGTACGGCTCCAACCAGCAGCAGTACAACCTGCCCGCGCCCAACCAGATCTCGGCGCAATCGTGGAACAACTTCACCCCCAGTCAGCAGCAGATGCTGATGGGTCAGTACGAAAACGCCGGCTGGGACAAGAACGACGTGCAGGCGCTCTACAACCAGAGCCTGCCGAAATACGCCAGCAACAACGCCACGGCGGGGACATGGCGACTCCAGTAAGCCCCTCCCCCTGGAGCTACCGCCGATGACCATGCTGCCCGACGTGGACCAGGCCGACTGGGACCAGTACCAGGCCCAGAAGGTTCAGGACCAGATCAACGAGAAGATCCAGGGCTTCGGCCTGGACCGCATGATCGGGGACAAGATCGCCAGCCTGAATAGCCTGAACACGCCCCCGTTCGCCCCGAAGGAAGAGCCGCCACCCGAGCCACCCCCGCCGCCACCCCCGCCGCCACCCGAAATACCACCAGCCCCGGATCAAGTTCAAAATCCGCCGGAAATCGCGCCCACCAGCCCCGAGCCGCTGCCGCCCGCGCCGCAGTTCGAGCCTCCCACCCCGGCTCCTGCGGCGCCAACCGACACGGCGCCACCCGAGGCACCACCGGCGCCTCCATTAGATACGTCGCCGGCTCTCACACCCACTAGCCCGGTCACCGCACCGCTGGTTCCGCCAGCGCCCGCGCCACCCCCGACACCCGCGCCGCAAAGCAGCACGGGCGACTGGTTCGGTAACGCGCTGAATGCCGTGCAGTCAAGCGGCGGCGACGTGCAGAGCTTCTTTTCGAACTTCTCTTCGGGCACTGGCGATGCCTACGGCAAAGCCCTCAACGCTGCCTCCCAGGCCGGCGCCGACGTGCAGTCTTTCGCCTCCTCACTGCCCGCGCCGCCACCTCCCCCGACTCCCCCTGCGGCGCCGTCAACTCTCCCTCCCGAGAGCCTTTCCCCCTCGACGCCGCAGGGTGGAGGCACCATCGAGGGTATCCCGGACTGGCTCACCTCGATGATCCAGCGCAACGCCCCGAGCGACCTGGCAAACGACCCCGACTTCATCAGGACTGTCGCGGCCGGCGCCAAAGCCGAGAGCGGCTGGGACGTGAACCGTGTGCAGAACGGCTACCAGATGGGCAAGGGCGGCGGCGCCAGGGGCCTCTTCCAGTTCGACCTCGGCGGCATGGGGGCGGGTATCCCCGAAGAGCAACTCGTGGGCCAGCAGGGCGCCGAGATGCAGGCCAGTAAGATCATTCCTTTATATGCACGCGCGTACGCGAGCGCGCCGCAGGGCCTGAGCGGCGCCGAGAAGGCGTCCTGGGTGGCCGGCCAGGCCGAGCGGCCACTCGGCTTCACCGACCCTAGCTCAGCCGCACGCCAGAACTACGCCGCCGCCTACAACCAGATCGGCAGTGGCCCGCTCGAGCAGGCCGTGGGCGCCGCCCAGGGCGCCCTGGCCGGGGTGAAAAGCCGCTTCGAAGACATCAGCCAGTTCGGCAACGCCCAGCTATCCGCCGATGAGGCTTATTCGGCGTGCGGCCCGGCGGCAGCCGTGCGCTTCGCCCAGATGTACGGCCGCAACCCGACCCTGCGCGAGGCCACCGACCTGGCCCAGAGCGTCGGCTGGAGCAGCGGCCAGGGCATGGCCGGCATCGGCTCCGAAAAAGCGCTCATGGACAAGCTCGGCGTGGCGACCCACGTGGTGGGTGGCGACTGGAAATCGATCGCAGCCGAGGCCCAGACGGGCAACCCAGTGACGATCAGCACGCCGGGGCACTACTTCTTTGCCGACGGGTACGACCCGAGCAGCGGCGCGTTTCACGTCGGACAATCCGGCCTCGACCTCAAGGGCGGCAGCGAGTGGATGACTCCGCAGCAGATGGAAGCGCGCATGGGCGCCGTCCAGGGCGCGCTCTTCGCGGACAACCCGCAGGTGCCGCAGCCGTCCACCTCGGAAGCGCACACCGCACCCTCGAGCTTCCTCGACAAGGCCAAGAGCACCATCAGCGATGCTCTCAGCGGTTTCGCGGGGCTCGGATCGACGACCCGTGATATCGGGGCCGCGATGGGCATCGATACCTCGAGCGACCCCACCGTGCGCGCCCTGGACCAGGCCGTCTCCTCATCGCAGCAACCCCAGACGGACACCAGCTTCCGCCGCGTCGCCCCCGGCATGGTGGGCGGCCCACCCGACTACACCGACTTCGGGCGTGCCGCCGCGCTCAGCGGGCCGTCCAGTCCGCTGGATGCCCTCGGCCAGGCCA